TAGGCACTGGAGACGGCACAGGTGTTTCCGACACAGGCACTGGCGAAGGAGGAGACGCAGGTACTGGCGCTGGTGACGCAGGAGACACAACAACTGTAGGAACTGGTGAAGGAACCGAAGGCACTGGAGATGAAGGCGATGGTGTCGAAGGTATCGGCACAGACGGAACTGGCGAAGGCACAGGTGGCGACGGAACTGGTGACGGAACAGGCGGTGCAGCACCAATCAGCACTGGTGGCATGTTTTCACCCAAGCCATTCCAAGGCTACATGGGTGGCTTAAGTTACCAAATACCGGAGTTCAGGGGCGTCTATTATCAGCCCAGAGATTATGATGTTGAACTTAATCGCATTATTCAACAAAGCTTGTTTCAAGGAATGTACTAATGACTTATCTAGAATTGGTCAATAATGTCTTAAGAAGACTTCGTGAAACTGAAGTAACTACTGTACAGTCTACTTCTTACAGTAAGCTCATTGGGGACATTGTTAATGACGCTAAGAAACTTGTAGAAGATTCTTGGGACTGGTCAATGGAACGAATAACAATCAGTAATACTTTAACTTCATCTAACCCTAATGAAAACAACGACGTTATATTAGTAGGTTCAGGAGAATCTCCTAGAATAGAAAGTATAATTGTAGGTTGGGACGGTGCAGACGTTGGTGGAACTGGAAAACAGTTTTTAACTTACATAGACCAGAATACCATGGAAGAAAAAATACGCATGGAGCAGCCTTTGGTAGGAACAGCTGTTCCTAATGGAAGACCTGTGTACTACAGTTTTTATGGGATTGATTCTAATAGGGACTCTATAATTCGTATATACCCTAGTCCAGACCAAAGTTATATTCTTGTAACAAACTTGTTCAAGGGACAGACAAATTTATCTGCAGACGACGACACTCTAAACGTCCCTTCGATGCCCGTGATTCACTTAGCGGTAGCATTAGCTGCACGAGAACGTGGTGAGACTGGTGGTACTTCGACACAAGAATACTTCCAAATTGCTAACAAGTACTTGTCTGATGCTATTGCAATGGACGCTGGTAAACACCCAGAGCAAACTATCTTCTATACACCTTAAGGCATCTACATGGCTCAAGAACTGAAAAGTATTAATCTTGTAGCTCCGGCGTTCAAAGGTATTAATACTGAAGACTCGCCTTTAGCTCAAGACCCGTCTTTTGCTGAAACAGCCGACAATGCTGTAATTGACAAGCGTGGTCGTATTGCTGCACGTAAAGGCATCACTGTCCTAACTACGGACAAAACTGAGTTAGGTACGGCAACTATTGTTGCAATGAAAGAGTTCAGAGACGACTTAGGCAACACTAAAGTCTTCTCAGTAGGCAACAATAAGATACTCAGCGGTACTACTACTCTTGTTGACGAAACTCCGGGTAGCTACACGATTACTGCTGACCAGTGGAAGATGGTCAACTTTAATGACAAAGTGTACTTTTTTCAGCGTGGGTACGAACCTTTGGTTTATGACAACGCTGGTGGCGCAGTAATCAAACTCAGTACTGTCGCTGGTGCAGCTGGTGTTACTTCTGCTATGTACGGCAACGAAGTGTTAGCTGCTTATGGGCGTCTGTGGACTGCTGATTTTTCTACTGACAAGTCCAAAGTCTACTGGTCTGATCTTCTGATAGGCCATGACTGGACAGGCGGCACTTCTGGTGCTATTGACATTTCTAAAGTTTGGCCTGATGGACATGACGAGATTGTAGCACTGGCTGCTCATAATAATCTTTTGATTATCTTCGGCAAGCACAGTATCGTTGTGTATTCCGGTGCTGACGCTCCGGCTACTATGGCGCTGGCTGACACTGTGTCCGGCGTAGGCTGTGTCGGTAGGGACACTGTTCAGTACACAGGTACGGACGTTTTGTTTTTGTCCCAGACGGGTTTGAGAAGCTTTGGTAGAACACTACAAGAAAAAACAATGCCAATCACGAGCTTGTCAGGGACAATAACAAAGGACATTATCAGGCTGATTAATGAGTTTGGAGAAACCTTTTCTTCCGTATATCATCCTGAAGAAAACTTCTACTTAATTAATTTTGTTAGTCAAGAGATTATCTATTGTTTTGACGTTAGGGGGACTTTGGAAAACGGGTCCTACAGAGCAACACGTTGGCCTGGTACTGATTTTACTTGTTTTGTGCGAAAAGACAACGGAGACCTGCTTGTAGGAAGCAAATGGGGTGTTGCACAGTACTCAGGTTATTATGACTATGGTTATAATAAAGACGGAGAATTAGGAAACATCTCATATCGTTTCAAGTATTTAAGCCCTGAGTTAACTTTTGGAGAAACGGCAAAACTTAAGTTCATACGGAAAATAAGACCTACCATTGTAGGCGGTAGTGAAACAACAGTTTACTTAACTTGGGCCTATGATTTTGGTACTGTGCTGACTGCAGTTCCTTTGCTCTTGTCTAGCCAAACAACAGCAGAGTTTAACGTAGCAGAGTACCCTGTATTTTCAGAACTATCTTCTTATGGTATTTCGTCTACAGGGGACGTTGACGAAGGCGAGACAGTTGTTGTTAATAAATTTTTAGGTGACTTTACGGAAGCACCTACTGTTGGTTCTGGTGGCGGCGTACTGCTTAATGGTGACAGCTACTTTGACACAAACAATGATCTTTTTTATGTTTATATAGACGGATCTTTTGTTGACTTGTATTCTTTAATACCGTCAACTTTTGACCAATTTTCTTCTGGGCAACTAACTTCCAGGACTGGTATTAACGCTAATGGCAGTGGATCAACTTTGGTTATTGGCATGGAAGCTGACATTAGCGGACGAGAATTGTCTATACAAGAAATCAATGTACTTGCACTTTTAGGTAGAACGTTATGATTAATTATGTTATGTGTTTATTGTTAGTTAGTGGAGGAACTTACTAATGGCTATAGATTGGTCACAGATTTTAAAAGACGCTGCAGGCTACTTTTCTGATAATGCGTCTACTATTGCTGCAGGCGGTCTTGGTGCTGGTGGTTTAGCTCTTGCGCTAAAAGGCTACGAAGACATAGGTGACATAGGCCAACAAGCCTATGAAGCTATGTCTGGTGTGCGTGACGAAGCAGGCAACTTAATCAGGTCTGGACTTGCACAAGAACTGTCAGGAATGCTTGAGTTTCAGCCGTACACCGTAACTTCAGCTACTGGCGGTCAGTTCGGCATGACGCGAGACCCAAATACAGGTGAGATGCGGTATCAACTGCAGTTGTCTCCTGAAGAACAGGCGTTGTATGAGCAGCAGCTAGGCAGGGCTGGAATGTTCTTTGAACAAGCGGCAATGCCTACAGCCGAACGTGAAGAACAAGTTTATGATGAAATACGTAAGTCTATGGCTGCCGAAGAGGAGCGTCAAAGACTTGCTCTGGAGCAGCGTTTGGCTGCACAGGGACGCTTGGGTGTTACTACGGGCATGTTTGGTGGGACACCAGAAGCTCTGTCGCTTGCTAAAGGACAAGCAGAAGCACTAGCAAACGCTCGTTTAAGAGCAATGGATTTTGCAGGACAAGAGCAGCAACGCTTGGCTGGCTTAGGTACAGGGATGTTGGCCGCTGGTTATATGCCACAGGCACAAGTGTTAGCTGGTATTCAACCAGGAATGACTGCTGCTGAACAACGTAGACAAGCTATTGCACAACAAGCTGGTACTTACGGACAGACTTACGCTACTGGTTTGGAAGCACTGTTGCAGTCAGGCTTGGGACAAGCTAGCTTAGCCGGAGGTTTCGGAAGTAACATCGCTTCTGCAGCACTTGGCGGCTTGTTTGGATAAGAGGAGAATATAATGGCTACATTTTCACAAGGGTTCTTGTCTAGCTTAGGCAGACCCGCGATGGGCGAGAGTTTGTTTGGCTTGGGTCAAGCTATTGGTGGTGTTCCTGGGCAGATGAGGCAGCGCAGGCAGCAAGAACAGTTTAACCAACTGATGCAACAGGCTCAAGGTGCACAAGGTGCTGGTGATTTTGTCAGCATGAAGCTTCTTTCTCAGCAATTGGCAGACGCTGGTTATACTAAAGAAGCAGGACAGCTTATGCAGTCTGCTGTAGAGCTGGAGAAAAAGAACAAGCAACAACAAGCTGTTTCAGGCTTATTTGAAGGAACTCCAACAGAAGAAACTGTAATGGCTGGGGCAAAACAGTTACTAGCTACTGGTGATGTTGAAGGAGCTATGCGTCTTAGAGAAAAAGCCGTATCTTTAGGAACAACAGAAAGAGCTAGACAAGCAGGTACAGCCGCTATCCAGCAAGAACTTCAAGGATACATGATGGACCCTAAAGCTTCTCCAGAAGTAAAACGGATGGCTAATCAAATATACCGTGGTTTTGTGGTTGGTCGTATGCAGCCTGAAGCTGTAGAACAACAGATGAAAAACTTAAGAACTCTTGCTCAGCCAAGAACTAGAGGAAGCATGGCTGCTCCTCAAATTGTTGAAGTTCAACGTAAAGATCCTAAAACCGGAGAAGTACAAAATATAAAAGTAGAAAGGAGATTCAATCCAGTAACCGGAGAACGTGAAGAAGAACTACTGGGTTTTGTAATTCCTGAAGAAGCAGACGAAGTTAAAGAGTCTACTACCTTGCTTAAAATTGAAAACACTTTGACACAAGAAGTTAGAGAAATCTCCAGTAAAGCAAGAAGAGCAGAAGAACTAGCAACAGGTCTGGAAAAATATGATCCTGTTGGTGGTGTTGCAGGGTCGCTAACAGAGTACATAAAAGAGATTAGCGGAGAACAGGACGCTATTTCTGCCTTAAGAACTGAAGCTAGTCGTTTAACAACCTCAGAAGCTGTGGCTAATCTACCTAAAGGTCCTGCTTCAGACAGAGATATTGCTTTGGTTTTAAAAGGCGTTCCTCCAGCTAATGCTAAGGCTGATTATTTAGCTCAATATGCAAGAGGCGTAGCTAAAATGCAACAAGCGGAAGCAGACTACAAAAGAGAACAGTTAAACTGGCTAAGCAAAAACAGAAGCTACAAAGGTTTTAATGCTTACATGACAAAAAAGAAAGTTGAAGAGCAGTTTGCTATTGTTCCTCCAGAAGCGTTACAAGAAATGGAAGCAAACCTAAACGATCCTGTATATAGAAACTCTTTTATTAAGCGTTTTAAATTTGATTACGTTCAATACAAACAAGAACTAGAAGACGCTAAAAATATTTTAGAAGGTATTTAAAATGGCTGAAACAGATCCTTTTGCAAAATATGTAATACAAAAAGAAACTTCTGAACAACAAGTTGCTGAAGAGTTTGATCCTTTTGCAAAATACGACACTCCTGTAAAAGCTAATAAGATAGAAGAAGATATAGCAACAGGGGAATGGACTAGCCTCGACAGCTTGTCTGGTGCTTTGATTTTTCTTGAAGGAGCTACTTTAGGCTGGTCTGATGAAGTAGGTATTGGTCTTGCATCTTTAGCCATGAGTGCAGGCTCTGACGAAACTCAAGAAGAAATCTATAATCGTTTAAAGAAAGACTATGATTCAATGCAAGAAAGTTTTTCTGAAAGACACGGGGGAGTTGCCACAGGTTTGGAAATAGCAGGAGCTGTTGTCAGTCCTATTTCTAAAATAAAAGTAGCGTCAGGTTTAACTGGTTTAGTTGCTAGAGGTGCTTCTGAAGGCGCTATTTATGGCGCAGGTAAAGCAGAAGACGTTGAAGCAATGAAAACAGAAGCTTTTAAAAGTGCTCTTGCAGGCGCAGCTGGAGCTTCTGTAGTAGGAGCAGGAGGTTGGTTACTTAAAAGAAAGATTCAAGCACCTCTGGACACAGAAAAGGGTTTTGTTCCGTTGACTTTAGCAGCCGACAAAACAAAAGGATCTTCTGAAGCACTTTTGCAGACTTTCTATCGTGATATTGTTGGTCCTTCTTGGGGAGGTAAAGGGTTAGTTAGAACACAAGAAGAAGCTGTTGTTGGTCCTTTGCTTGCTGCTCAAAAACAACGTCAAAAAGCACTTGTAGAGCTAAAAGATGTTTCTTCCAATGAAGCTAAAGAAGCTACAAAACAATTAAATGTTGCGTTAGAAAATCTTAGAGACTCTACAAAAGCGCAAAAAGAAGGAATAGAAGAAGCCGCCAAAGAAACCGCTGAAATTGTGAAAGGAGATTACTCGAGGTTTTTAGGCAAAGAAGGTGCGATAATAAACAGAGCAACAAAAAGAATACAGAACAGCATTGATGTAAACTCCGATGCTTTTCGTTTATCTGCTTTTATGTCTTCTCTGCCTGCAGGTACAAAAGTAAGGCAGGCTGAAAGCATTGTAGAGGCTCAAAACCCTAATATAGCAATGCTTCGTTTAGAGAACTTATGGGCAGAAGAAGGCTTTAAGTCTATTAAAGGAAGGTCATTTACTTTAAAGCCTGATGAGTTGTTACAAAAAGTTACTGAAAGAGTTTCTCAAAACCCGCAGCTTCAGCTTTTAGCTGTTAATAAGTCAGAGGTTGCTTCTTTAGTAAACAACAGCATGGAGTTATTAGCTGCAAAGAGAAACCCCAAAACAGGTAGAATATCTGGCGAAGATTTATCTGCCGTAAGAAGTGCTTTTGGCACTGCTGCTGCTTCTAAATCAGATGTTGGAGGCCAGTCTGTTTTAATGCAAAATCTGTACAGAGAAGTTCAGCAAGCAGTCGATGAGCAAATGAAATCACAGCTTTCTGCTAAAGGTTTAAAAGCTTTTGAACAAGATTTAGAAGCATGGGCGACTCATTCTGTTTTGAAAGACAGTGTACTAAAGGCATCCACTAAAACAGGAGTAAATGGTAAGTTTTCTCCGGATGACTGGATTGCTGCTATAAAAACCAACTCTCCAAGACAAGCTAGACAAGGAAGAGGTCCATTAAGAGCAGAAGCAGAAAACTTAGCGGCATTAAACAAGAAAAACGAACAGACTATTGTGGAAGCCGCCAACAAACTCTCTGAAAAAATGGTAACCAGAAGAGAAAGAGAACTAACGAGAATAAATAATAAAGCCAAAGCAGAAAGAACTTTTCTTGCCGAACAAGTTAAAAAACAAAGGGCTTTATTAAGAAACGATCCAGAAGTGGCTAGTAAGTTAGCTGAGAATACTCAAAAGATAAAAGCATTAGATGAAGAGATAGTAACTTCCGGAGAAGAACTCGTTTCTATAGGTAAAGCCAGAACACCAGAAAACCCATCTTGGTTTCATAGCTTAGCTGCTACTGGAACTTTGGCTGGTGCAATGAGCGGCGCTGGTTTCGCAGTTGCTGGTCCGATAGGAGGTGGTTTATCTTTAGGCGCTGCTTTAAAAGCAGGACAAGTACTGTCTTCTCCAACTGTGCAAAGGACTTTAGCAGGTCAGGCTGCACCTCAAGTAGCTGCTCAGCGGTTTGTTCAGACTCCAGTAGGTCAACAAGTGAGACAAGTTTCACCGCTTTTGGGAGCAAGGTTTGGAGCTATGCTTACAACCCAGTAAAACAACAGGGGCCATAAGGCCCCTTTAGTTTTACACTTCGCACACTCCAGACACACAAGCCAGCTGCTGTGCGCCTTCTGTCATGTCACTAGCCTCCACAATGTCCCAGTCGATTTGCTTCGGAAACTCCTTAGCTAGACTCTTGTAAGTCTCCAGATCCACTGGCTCATACGGTGCTTGCTGGTACGTGTGTTCTGAGTAAGGTAGAAAACTAATGCCACTCACTTTGTCGAACTTGTTGTACAGCCACTGTCCCACCTCCAGGAACT